CGACCATATCAACGCCTCCTCCGATGCGTTCTCGCAGGTTTCAGATTTCCGGATGTGGGAATCGATCGATGACGAGCCGGCTGATCTCCAGGCGGCCGTCGATGTCGTCGAGCATATGGACGACATCGACGCAGCGCTTGGCGACCTGGCGGGGAACTCGAAGAAATGCACCTTCATCGGCGTCAAGATCAGCGATCGGCATTCCGAATGGGACTGGCGCCGGGTGCTGGAAAAGCGCTTTCGGATCTCTCAGTGCCATATCGAGGGCAACCAACTGATGATGTTGGGCGCGCCCGGCGTCATGGTGCAAGGCGTCATCGCGGTGGGAGCCGTCGATAGCGACGAGCGCTGGGTGAACGTTGCGGCCAATAGCGCGCGCATCAAGGCCCGCATCCAGCTTGCGGCGCCGCATGAACGCACAGCCCTGATCGCATGCTACGGGCCGTCCCTGATTGATACCATCGAGCTGCTGAAAGCCGAGGCGGCAAACCCCAACGTTGATGTCGTCTCTGTGTCGGGTAGCCACGATTTCCTGCTAAGCCACGGCATCGTGCCGCGCTACCACGTCGAATGTGATCCCAGGCCGCATAAGGCCGATAACATCGACCGCTCGCACCCCTGCGTTGACTATCTGATCGCCTCGGTCTGCCATCCCAGCTATTTCGAAAAACTCGGACGTGACGCCGAAATCAGGCTTTGGCATGTGTCCACAGGTGAACACATCCAGAAGCTCTCCAATGAGCTGGGTGAAGATCCCAAGCACGCCATTTCCGGCGGCGGCTCGGTGGGCCTGCGCTCGGTGCCGTTGCTCTATGCGATGGGCTACCGGGATATGTCGATCTTCGCCATGGATTGCAGCTTCAAAAGCGAGGGCGAGACCGTCCAGCAATGGGCCGGCAAGCACGCCGGCAAAAAGCAGGACTGCTGCGAAGTGTTGTGCAACGGCGCGGTGTTCATCTCGTCGCCTGTGCTGCTGACCTATGCCACGAACTTCTTCGAGATGATCCAGAAGGTAACGGACCTAAACGTCCGTCTCTACGGGCACGGCCTGCTGCAGAGCATGTGCAAATACTACATGGGCGAGCCATCAAGCCAGGCCGGCTTCATGGAGCGCATCGAGCACGTCGAGGATGAGCTGGTGCTTGCGGAGCAAGTGGCCTGACCGCTGTATTGAACCCTGGGCGTGATGCCGGATGCAAACCGGCTGGCTCTCGCTAACGCTGGTGTCACCGACTTTCCAGCACCTCTACGCGGGAGCGCCGCAGAGGCGGCCGCATCGGCTCGCCGCCGACCTAATCACGCGATGTGTTTTCTAACACGATTCAGCCGATGTGTCGGCACTTTAAGGAGACCACCAATGGTCAATATGGACGACGATTTCCCGATGATGATGGAAATCGAATACACCGCCAACCCGATGAACCCCTATCCGCCGGTCGCTGTCGCGTTCGGCATGTATTACCAGCTCGACGAGCCGCAGACGGCCAAGGCCGGGCACGAGGTCTACCGCGATGTCGAGTTCGTCAAGATCGCGGTGCCGGGCGACAAAAACAGCGTGGTGTTCCAGCCCGCCTCCGATACGCACCGCAAGCGCTTCCCGAAGGCCTATGCCGAATTCAAGGCACGCACGGCAGGCGCTGAAACCCGCGAAGGGCTGCCGATCGAGCAATGGGCACCCATCAGCCGCTCCGTCGCCATGACGTTGCGCGCCGCGCACATCCATACGGTGGAAGCGCTTGCCGCAGTGCATGATGGCCATATCGACCGGATCGGCGCCAATGGGCGTGAACTGCGCGCCAAGGCGAAAGCCTTCCTTGAGCAGGCCAAGGACTCGTCGGTGGTGCTCAAGCTTGCGGCGGAGAAGAAGGAACTGCAAGACCAGCTCGCCGCCATGCAGGCGCAGATCAATGTGCTGGCACAAAGCCAAGCCACCGCCGCCCCTGCGGCACCTGTGCCACATCCGGTCGCTCCCGCTGCCTCGCTTGCTCCTCCGATGGTTCCGGCTGCTGAACTGGAACCGGCTGGCGCCGCGACCGCATCTGCGGCACGCCAGCCAAGCCGGCGCGCCAGGACCGAATAAAATCCGATGTCCCTGCTCACCATCGTCCAGGACGCAGCCGTCCTTCTCGGCCTGCAGCAGCCAACGGCCGTCATCGCGTCAACCGATCTGGCGACGAAAAAGCTGCTCAAACTGGCCAATCAGGCCGGCCGGGAGCTATCGCGATATCACGATTGGCAGGCGCTGATCGTCGAGCAGGCCTATACATCCATCGCCACCGAGGAACAGACCAACGCGCTGCCGTCGACGGACTATGGGCGCATGGTCTACAACCCGGAAATCTGGGACCGCACCAGCAACATCAGGATCGTTGGACCGACGCCGCAACGCTATTGGGCGCTGCTTAAGACCGGTGTCGCGGGCGGCCTGTCCGGCTATTGGCGCATCATCGGCAACGAGTTGCGCATCCTTCCCGTGATGTCGGCTGGCCATACGCTTGGCTTCGAATACATCTCAAAGCGCTGGGCGGAATCCGGTGCCGGCGTGCGGCAGGAGACTTTCCTGAACGACAGCGACACGGCGCTTGTGCCCGAGGATCTGATCACGCTCGAGATCATCTGGCGCTTCCGGCAATCGCGCGGCTTTGCGCAATATGCTGAAGACCTGTCGACTTGCGAGCGTGAGAAGGAGAAGGCCGCCGCCGCCGATCGTGGCACCGGCCGCATCCGCACGGAAGGCAATGATTACGGCGACGCCCCGCAGCAACCCGGCTGGACGGGCGTCGTCGCGTGACACGCCGCGCACTCTCAGGCGCCTCGGCGAGGGGGCCGCGCTTCCAGGTCCGCGCGGTGCCAGAGCTGGCCCGCGCCGTAGAGATACCGGCACCGGTAGCGGGCTGGGATGCGATTTCGCCGCTGGCGGTCATGCCGCCAACCTCGGCGGTCACGCTCGACAACATCTTCCCGCAGCCGGGCTATGTCGAGATCCGCAAAGGCCACCGCCTGCAGAACCTGGTGACCGGGGCGGCGGCCGTTGAAAGCGTCATGGCGTATCACGCGCTCAGCTCGACCAACGACAAGCTGTTCGCCGCGTCCGGTACCGCGATTTATGATGTGACCGTCACGACGACGGCCACGGTCTCGACGGCCTCGCTATCCGGCCTTGCCAATGCGCGTTGGCAGCACATCAATTTCTCGACGTCCGGCGGCAATTTCCTCTGGATCTGCAACGGCGCCGATGTGCCGCGCACCTGGGACGGAACGGTCTGGGCGACGGCATCGGTGACCGGTATCACCCCTACCGCTATCATCAATGTTGCCGCCTATTCCGAACGCATCTGGCTCATCCGCAAGGACCAGATCAGCCCCGCCTATCTGCCCACCGACAGCATCCAGGGCGCCGCCACCGTGCTTGATTTGACCGGCGTCTTTAACAAGGGCGGTTCGCTGCAAGCTGCCGCCGCTTGGTCGCGCGATGGCGGCCAAGGGCCGGATGATTACATCGCCTTCATCACCACGCATGGCGAGGTGGCGATCTATTCGGGCGATCCTGGGGCCAATTTCGAGCTGGCCGGCGTCTATGAAATGGGCGCGCCGATCGGCCGACGCTGCGTCACCAAAGTGGGGCCGGATGTGGGCGTCGTGTGCGTCGATGGCGTCGTGCCGCTGTCGCGGGCGATCAACACCGACCGGGCCGCGATCCTGAACGCCAGCATCACCGCGAAAATTCAGCCGGTGATGAATCAGTCGGCCCGCGATTGGAAAGCCAATTTCGGCTGGCAGCTCACATCCTATGCGAGGGGTACCCGCGCAATCCTCAACGTCCCCGTGACCGCGAATTCGGAACAACGCCAATATGTGATGAATACGGTCACCGGCGCTTGGTGCCGGTTTCTCGGGGAGAACGCCAATGCCTGGGAGGTCTGGCAGGACCGGCTGTTCTATGGCGGCAATGCGGGCCAAGTCGTCGAGGCCGACTGCCAGGGGTTCGATTACGATGCCGCGATCGATTTCAACCTGGAAACGGCCTTCAACGCTTGCGAGACGCCCGGCCGGCTGAAGAATTTTACCATGGCGCGCAGCTTGTTGCTGACGGATGGGCAGACGGCGGCCGGTCTTGCCGTCAATATCGATTACGGCCGCAACGCCGCAATATCAGGCCTCTCATTCGCCCCGTCCGATGCGCTTGCGCTATGGGATGTGGCAATATGGGATGTCAGCTTCTGGTCCGAGGCGACCCGGGTTATCACCGACTGGGTCGCGGTCGAAGGCGAGGGCTCGGTTGCTTCCATCCACATGCAGGGCACCGTTGCGTTGGGATCGGGCGGCAGCGCGGCGAATTCGGTGACGTTCCAGATCAATGGCTGGCAGATGCTGGTCACCG